CCATTGGACAACCTAGCATTTATCACATCATCCCTTCCATTACCGGGACCATTGACGTAACCCGGAGCATCCATAATGCCCCCTCGTGCCGCCATCATTGTGTCATTTAAATAATATTTACTTTGATCATTTCTAAAGAATGGACTTCCTAAAAACTGCGTCAGAGTCATGCCACGTTGATTGGCCTCGCCTCTCATTTTTACAAAGTCATATTGACTCGTAGTTTGGTCAAATATTCCACTGGATTCTGCTCTGGAAATAGCCATTTGGTCTTGTTCACTGAGTCCACTAAGTGCAGCTAAACCTAACGCCCCTATTCCTAGTTCTGTCATAGATAAGTCTGGTAGTAACTTTGCAACTCCCTCTGGTAACAAGTTACTTAACATTCCTTGGTTATTTGCTAATTGTGCATCGGTGTTATACGGATCAACGTTGCTGCCAACATCAACAGGCATCTTCGGTTCAGTAGCTAACTTAGGTATATTGGTAAAATCCTCTGCAATTGTTGCTTTATCATAAAGTCCTGTTCTAATTAACGCTTGATCTAAAGCTGGTAAATCAGTTTGACTCGTTGGTCCTTCTACAAACTGTGAAGCAAAAATTGATTCATCGGTCGGTATAGGCATTTCTTGCACTGAGTCAAGAACGGCAGATTTAAATGGTGTTTTTCCTCCAAATTGCCCTTCTTCAAAAACAATATCTGTCTTTGATACAGGTGTTGGCTTCATTGTACCACCACCCACGCCTGTTGGTGTAGCTGCAGCTTGCACACCACCAAATAACGCTTCACTTGCACGTTTTGTCATGTCTTGTACAGCAGGCATTGCAAGTTGTCCTATTGCACCTCTAACTATACCTTCTCCAAAATCAGAACCTGTAACAGCCGAACCTAACGCTCCAGCTGTACCACCAGCAATAGCCCTGATAGCTCCTTCACTTAAATTAGGAAATTGTTGAGCTAAACTATCTGTGATTCCGGGAGCAAGCCCACCGATACCACCGGATACAGCCCCAAGTCCTATGTTTTTGAGGTCTAATCCTTGACCACTAACTAACCCTTGCAATGCCGAACTACCTGCTCCAACTAGTGCTCCACCAATTACTGGTGCATAACTAGCAAGTGCTGTTCCTGCTGTTAATGATGTACCTAAAGCAGTACCCATTGGACCTGCTACGAAAGTTAATGCTATTGGCAGTGCTATTTTGAGAATATTTTTCAGACCTTTATATTCTCTTAATCCGGTGTTTGGATTGACAGTTCCTTGACCACCCATCCTACGGAGAACCTCAGCCTCACGGTCATTGATGTGAGCTAAATGTCTGTCACCACCTTGGCCCCGATGAGCTAACTGTTTACCAGAAACTTTTAGCCCACCCCTTGCATAACCTTGTTGTGAAAGTCTGTCTTGCATACCGTACAAGACCACAAGAAGGCTGATAATGAGCACTTCGTCATATTGTGGGGGAAACATATCCTCATCAATTAGACCGTCTTTAATAGCCGCCATACGGACTTCTTGATATGTATTTGGATTCTGGACTACATACTCAAGCATTTGTATTGCTTCAGATAAATCCTCGGCTACTATATTTGTGCCTGACAATTGTTGTTCAACAACCGTGATTGTTTCTTGAAAACGTGGGTCTTGCATTGCAATCGATAGAATTTGTTCTTTCATACTCATCGCGCAGTCCTCACATTACACCACTTGTGCGTATTATATTCGTTTTTTAAAAGACCATATACTTCTAAATCTTCGTTATCATCGTAGGCTTGTCTCATCGTACCTTCATGTTTGAAACCCAGTTGTTTAACAAATCGTTTTGATTTTTCATTAGTGTGACCAACTAAAGCTGTCGCTCGTGATGCCTCGTGTATTTTAAATATATAAGCAAATATACAATTAAACATCTTTAATGTTTCTTTTGGAGATGCCCAGTTGCCCCCACGAGATGCAAAACAAACGTCAATGTTTCGGCTAGTGAAATTATTGAAAATAGCAGTGCAGACAAAATTATCTTTCTCATCGACTGCCGACATTGCACGGAAAAACTCAGGCTCGTTCTTTAAACCCAGTAAAGGTCTAGCCCACTTCTCTGCATCAAGTTCTCTTTCAAAGCCAATAAATCTCATAATGTTGTCTGGACAAATCGCTCTGCCCACTTTCTCCAATCGTCATACATATAAGGATCAGGAAAATCCTCAATTAAATTTGTCGCGTTTAAAAATTGAGTAGCCCAATCTTGCCACTTTGTTTCATCATCTAATGGATCAAATGCACCAAAGGCAATAAAGTCGGTGATCAGACAGTTAGCCCAATCTTTAAGACCAATACCTACTGGCAGTGTAACACTTAACGCCATTATCCTAGATCCGTTCCGTCACCCACACTGAGATGACCAATTATTTGCCCCATCTGGTAATCACCGTATAAAGCGTTGGACTCAAATCTAACTCTCAATTCTCTACGTTGTTCTTTTAACATTACAATTTGTTCGTAGGGTTGTGTAGCCTCAGCAGGGAACGTAAATGTTGTACCTACAACTTCGGGTGCTCTAGCATTAGCCCTTCCGGTTACAGTTACTGTCATATCTCCACTTTGAACAAAGTCAGGTTCAATAGTTGTTATTCGTAAATACCTGTCACCGCCTTGTGTCAGAGTCGATAAATCGGCTGTTTCGAAAAATGATAATATTGGAGCAATGTCAGGACCATCAATCTCGTCCATACCAAATTCGTGTTGCCAAACTTTGTAACCAGTACCAGAGGCTGTCGTTGCTTGCACAATGCCTGTAAGTATCGGGGCTGCAAAAGAATTGTTAAACTGACCAGCCGAACGTCCACCATTTGGCAGTTCTGTATCATACCAAGTATCTTCTCTGACATTGTATACTACAGCGTGCGTGCATTCTGTTGCTGTACCCCGTGGATATGCCCACCATATTTCACCATATCGTGGAACTTTGTATGCAAAACATTTACTCGCATGGTCACGGTTCAGGCCGTCAAAGAAAAAATTTAAATTGAGATTATTGGGAATTTCTCTAACCACACCGTTAAATAAATAGAATCGATCCGTCCCAACCCAATAAAATACGCCATCGTAGTCTATAGGACAGAACGGACTGAGAATTGATGTTCCGGTAGCTACAATATCAAATTGAAATACGGCTGCACCACCGACAAACGTACTTCTAATTACTGCATCAAATGCCCAGAATATTCCTGCGGGGGCTGTTCCAGAACCTGCACGAAGTGGCAACCCTTTGATTATTTTCTGACCCCAAACCCTAGCGTTTCCACTACCTGTTCCAGTTAAGTCTGTAGGTTCTCCGGGTGCTGACCAACCAATAATACCGTCTGTGCCATAGTAAAATAAATAGGGATGTAAACTGACAATCCCGCCTGTGGCATTAGTATTTGCTGGAAGTGAAATACTTTGTAGGGGAGCAGTGCCGAGCACATCACCAAAAAATATTTGACCGTCTTGGTCATTACAGATGCAATCCATATTAGGTGATACTGATGCCAAAATATAATTTTGATTACTACTTGATTCGTATTGAAAATCAAACATCCAAAAGTTGTTAGTGTTAGCTATGATCGCATCGGAACCATATTGCATATTTACAATTGTTGAAGTCAGTGTGTTAAGGGTGTTGGTAATGATGAATCCGTTTACCTGATCTCCAGTTGCAACAGATGTAATTGTAATCGTAGCTCCAACTGCACTGGCTGTATAATTTGGCGTGCTTGTAAATGCAGTAATATTTGAAGCAACGTCTGTGGCTGTTTGATTTATATCAGTGTTAAAAGGTACAGAACCCGACATGATGTCTACACCATCTACAGCTATCATATCTACAGCACCACTAGCACCAGCAATTGTAACTGTGCCATATGCCGCTGCTGCAACTGGAGTTCGCGTGCTTACAATAGAACTGTTTCCATTTTCATCTAGGGTAAATCTTTCGAGAGCAGTAGCACCACCAGAATGACAATAGACGAGTAATTGTTGACTAAATGTAATAAATCCACGACTAATTTCTGCTAATGTTTTTAAAGTAGTTTTATATCCAGCAATTTTTCTAGGTAAGCCACGTTGCCAACGAACCCACTGACCATCAACATAATTGTTACCTTCAAACTTTGTTCCGTCCCGTTTAATTCCGGGTTCGGAAACAAGTATTGTGGTTTGGTCTGCCATCCTTAGAACGTTCCACCATTAAACTGATTTGGATAACCCAATGCTGTCCACGCATCTCCTTGCGTGCTCGATGTGAAAACACTTATACCCGTAGAACCACCACCTAAATTAATTCGAGCACCACTTGCTGTAGTAGCTCCGGTTCCACCCTGTGAGATAGAAAGAGGAAAAGATATGGTTGATGTATCAGCATCGACTAAGTCAGTTCCGTCACAATAAAAAATACCTCTTGTGTTCTGTCCAATTGTGACCCCTGTTTGACCTGACACTTTTACAGTTAAAATGTAAGAACCAGTGGTACTATTGTCGATCCAATATTGTTGTACGGTAGCTGGTATAATTACATTCCTTGCACCTGTAAGTGCTCCGGTGAATTTATAAGCAACCCTGTTAAGCTCTGTACCACTAAGCGTAAAGTCACCTTGCCCTGCAATGCTGATGGTAGTGTAGTCGAAAGCAAATGTCGCTGATTGCCCAAAACCGATGGTAAAAAAATTTGCCCCATCGGTGACAATAATCGCTGATTCACCGGGTTGAAATGGAATGTTAGCAGCCCCATCGATGGTAACTGCACCGGGAGGCGTTGCTGTTATTGCACCTGATCCTGAGTTTCTAAGATAGACGAACCAGTTATCACCACCAGTGATTGGATCAGGCAATGTGTAAGTGCCACCAGCCCCCGTGTAATTAAACATTTTGGCTCGGTCATCCACACCACTCGTAAAGTTAGTGTTAAACGTGGTTACTGGCACGGACTGCGATAAAACAGTGCCAATAGCAACTATGCCTGTACCTGCTAACGATGATGCATTGGCAGTTGATGTTGTTGCACCATATTGAAGAAACACCCAGTCTCCATTTGCAGTGCTGTTATTAGTTAAATAAAGTTGCCACACTTGACCAGCTGCAACTGATCCTATTTGTACACCACCTGCATTTTTTACAAGAAACGTGTGTGAGCCTATATTGTTAAAAAGTATTGTATTACCTGTTCCACTCTTGGTGGCATCCGGAACAATAATGCTGAAAGTTGGTGACGGTGCTGTTTGAGTTACATCAATAATTCGCGTTGCTAAATTTGTATTTGTTGAAGTTTCTTCAGGCCAACTCAGTGTAACATCAGCCGATAGATTTTGGGTACTATAACTAATTTCACTGGGATAAATGTTAGCACCGCCAAAAACATCTTGATAAATAGGCATTATGCTTCACTCCTTTGAGCCGCGCGGTCAAGGATTCTTCCTAAATCTTGACCGTTGAATGCTTGAGCACATCTGTCATAAAGACCTTGCCACAGTTGTACTCTTTCATCATTTTTCAAAAATGGGGTTGCCTCAAGTAACGAAGCATACAACACCAACTCCGGTGCATATTCTGTAAGCCAATTGCTTTGCAAGTTTGGACCTAGCAGTGCTGGTTGTTCGTAATAAAGTATTTCTAATGCAACTCCATTCGTTGCTTGGTTTGGTGTCGGAGCAATCAACCAATTAGCGTAGTCATAGTCAGCATAAAATTGTGGTACGCCTTCATCTTGTTCATTGGGCCAATAATTACGAACATACTCATATGATCTTGTTTGTATTGGCGTTCCAGCAATGGTCATAGAAATAGTATCACGCCAACGGTCTGGCTTTAGGTAAGTCGAAACACCTTGAGACAAAGGTGTTGTTATTGCCCTAATAAAACCTTCAATCTTTAATTCACGAGCTATACGTCTTTCTGCCAACGTAATTAAACGTGGCAGTTGGTCAAAGACTATTTGATCGCTTGCCTGAGTAAATCCACGTTCTAAATAACGCCTTATGTCTACAAGCAAGCTATCGTATGTCATCGTATAGCTCATGGCTTAATCCTTACTCAGAACTCTCGTCTTCAATTCTAGGATCAACCCAATCGGGGTTAAGGGTCCAAGTAGCACCATCGAAAAACCATTTATTTCCGTACCACTCTTCTTCAGGGCCAGTAATGTTTTCATACAAAGTGCAATCACTTGTTGAATGACATCCTACAATAAAATCTAGTTTTTCTTCTGGGCCAACATCAATTCTGTCCGATAACATGACAACCCGTTTGTCATCTTCAAAAAGAAATTTAGATAAGTTTGTTACGTTTTCTACAATCGTTTTCATTATGATGCTCCATTTAGTATTAGTTGAGTGGTTGAAATAGCTTTACCTGCTGTCACTGTGCTTGAGGTAGTAGTAACAGTTCCGTCATTTTGGACGTAATATGTTGAGCCGATAACGAATGGCTGTGATATTCCTGTTGGAGTATAAACGACACCAGTTCCATAATTAGAATTTCCAGCGTCTGCATATGCTAAAGCAATTGTTTGAGAAGTAGGGTCATAACTTGCCGTGACGCTATTGACCTCAACATTGTTGTTAAAATTACCATCAGCAACAAAACTTATTCCTGTGCCAGAAACCGTCCCTACGTTTATTGTCCCAACATCTCCACTAATTCCATTTCTCGAAAAATGTACGATTTTATTTGTATTGCTATCAAAAACTATACTGTGCTGCCATGAGTTTTGTACTACACCATTATATATTACTGATGTAGATCCAAATGTGATATTGGTTCCACTTATAGTTCCTACAGTGGCAGTAACGTAGCTGTTATTGTCTTGATCTTCAAACGCTACAACAATTTTATTTGAGTTAGAATCAAAAGTTGATTGAGGATCGTTTGATCTAGAAGAATTATATGTGCCTTCACTTCCATAAGTTACATCTGTTCCAGAAATTGTAGCTACTTTACATTTACCATCGTAAGGAGAATTAGGATTACGATAGAAAACTGCAAACTTATTAACATTGCTGTCAAAAACAACAGAATTATAACTACCAGTGCCGTTTATAACTGCATTTTTTGTTCCGAAAGTAATATTAGTACCACTGATCGTTCCTACACGACCCGTAATGTAATTACTATTATTACCATCCCCATATATTACTAAAAATTTATTGCTATTGGTGTCAAATCCAAGTGACATTTGATTTGCTGGAGTAGCAGGCTCAACTACTGCTGCCGTTCCAAAAGTTAATGTATTATTTGATGGATCTACTGTTGCAACACGACAAGTCCAATAATTATTATTAGCTCCATCAGAGTACCCTAATATTACTTTACCCACATTACTATCAAATGTGATAGCCGGATTGTAAACTACATTGGCAATACTAGCAGTTGTAAACGCTTGAGGCGTTCCAAAACTAATTGTCGAACCATTTATTGATCCTACAACTGCGGTACCGTACATACTATTCCCTTGATCAGCATACGCAATTACAACTCTATTGTTTGTACTATCAAAAGTTGAAGCATTATAATAAGCATATGCTGTTTCATATACGGTTTCGGCCCCTACACTAGACGTAGACGTTACGGTTGATGACGTTGCAACACCGCCTTGAGGATTGACTTTACCTGTCGCACCATTGGCTATAGCCTGAGATGTTATGCCTATGAAGTCTGATGCGTTAGTAGTTAAAAAATTGAAAACTGTACCTACTGAAAGACTTGTGGTTTGTGCCTGCATCATAAATAAAAATCGTGAACCATCAAAAGCTATTGAAGATGCAATTACATTTCCACTGCCACTAGTTAAAGCATTAGTAGCGTTTGAAAACACAGGAGTGAAAGAATTGTCAGTGACTACATAATAAGAACCTATAGCTCCCGTATTGGTATTTCTACTAACAACTACCCATTTACCTGCGTTGTTGCTTGAAACAGACGAGAATTGACCTTGATTGTTAGTACCACTATTAGGAAACGTTGTCAGAGCACTTGTTGCGGTCATCGTTCCGCTTGCATCCATTTCAGCTATCCAACCGTACCCTACATTTGTTGTCGCTCTTCCTATAACTAAAAAACGATTAATTGAAGAATCAAATGCTAAATGGCATTCGTTCCAATAATAATTGTTGTCTATATTTAATGAGTTTCCTACAGACGGAGAACCACTACTAATCGTTAAAGAACTTATTCTTAACCAAACACTTGAAGGGGATTGATAAACAATGGCTATTCTGCTTCGTTGTGTATCGAAAGCACAATCTCCTCCTCTTGATGAATCCATTGAGTTGTTACCTGTGACATCAGTTCCCGTATTGCTGTCAATGCTAATCAAACTTGGATTTGAAGCGTTGAAAACAGAACCATATCCATAATTGCTTGCTGATCCATTTCTCCAAAGTAAGAAAGTTTTTGAATGTACTGGATCATAACAAACTGCTTTTGGGGTACAACTAACGCCTGAAAGAAATGTTTGACCTGTTGCAAAACTTATAGAATTACTATTTGCTGTAACAGTTGCAGGCGTTACTGTACAACCATTGCCATTGTTTTGAAATACTAACACTCTATTCGCAGTAGGATCATAAACTGCTCTGGCTTCGTTGTTTTGATTGGAAGTATTAACTGCTTGAGGAGTTCCAAAAGTGATAGTAGAACCTGATCGTTCTCCAACAACCCCATAATAATAAAAATCACTGTTAGTTCTGTAAATTAAAACAAACCTGTCTGCCGTGCTATCATGAACACAAGTATAATTATCAGAAACAGCTGCAAGAAACGTAG